TTGACGACAAAGTAACACGAATCCTTGAGGAGCGCAAGTAATGCCCTCGACTTATGATCCCCTCCTTCGTCTAGAACTCCAAGCGACCGGCGAGAACGCCACCACTTGGGGCACCAAGACGAACAACAACCTTGATTTGATCGCAACCGCAGTCGCGGGCATCGCGGTCGTTAGCGTTTCGTCCGGCGACACCACCCTGACCACGGCCAACGCGGCAACCGACCAAGCCCGCGCCGCCATTCTTCTTGTGCAGGGCACCCTGACGGGCAACGCCAACATCATCATGCCGGCCTCGCCGAAGACCTACATCTTCATCCGCCAGACCAGCGGCGCCTTCAACGTTACGGCCAAGCAATCCGCCGGCACCGGCACTGTCCTGCCGCCTTCTGGCCCTGCCCTCATCATCAATACCAGCACTACCAGCATCGACCTGATGGCGGGCCTGCTCGACAACTACGGCGTTCGGATCACCGAGACCGCCTGATGTCGGCCACCTTTCAGGACCAGAAGCTTACCGAACTAAACTTCCAAGTCGGCGTCGTCAAGGAGAAGACCCAACTTGACGCTGGTGGCTTTTGGACTGACGCCGACAAGATCCGCTTCCGCTATGGGCGCCCCGAACTCATGGGCGGCTGGCAGCGCGTCATCGACTCTTCCCAAGATAGCAAAATCTTCGGCGTGCCGCGTTACCTAACTTCGATTCGTAGCCGGGGTGGTCAGCCTGCCGCCGTCATCGCTACTAATGTGGGCCTGTTCTCCAGCGAACTTTCTACCTTCTATAACATCACGCCCATCACCTCTACCCTCGCTTCCAGCAATCTGCTGTCTACTGAAGCGGGCTCGACGAAGATCGTCGTTTCCGTCTCCAATCATGGCCTCACGACGGGCAGCCTCGTCGAGGTCGTATCTGCTGCCGCTACCATTGGCGGCAACATCGTCATCAACGCGATCTCTTCGACGACGGCCACCTTCCCGGTTAGCGTCATCACCTCCAATGCCTTCGCATTCAATGTTAGCCTGACTGCCGTGGCCACATCTGTAGCTACGGGCGGTGCCATCACCATCGGCTTCTCCTACCCAGCCGGTAACATCTCCACCGAATTTGTTTCGGGCTGGGGCATCGGCGTTTGGAGCGGCAACTTTGGTTGGGGCACCCCCTCTTCGCCAGTGCCTTTTCCCCTTCGCCAGTGGTCGCTCGATCTGTGGGGCACCGATATCATGGCCGTTCCTTCTGGCGGCCCGCTCATGTACTGGGATACCAGCGCCGGAATTGTCAGTCGCGCCACTATCGTCACGGCAGCCCCCTCCGTCAACCAGATTGTGCGCGTCGCCTCGGAAGCCAGACACGTTCTTCTTTATGGCACCCATGACATTTCCGGCGTTTACAGTCCGCTCCTAGTCCGTTGGTGTTCCCAAGAAGACTTCACCGACTGGACGCCTTCCAACATCAACACCGCAGGCGACTATCCGCTGCCGAGCCGTGGCTCCGAAATCCGGGCCGTCAACCGCATTGGCGACAAGACTGCCATCCTGACCGACAACGACCTGTTCATCCAGTCCTACATCGGCGGCAACGACGTCTTCGGCTTCACCGCTGTCGGTGAACAATGCGGCATCATTGCCCGTAACGCAGCCATCGAATACAACGGCACACTCTATTGGATGGCAGCCAACGGCCAGTTCTACCAGTATGATGGTCGCCTCCAAACTTTGAGCTGTACCGTCCTCCGCTACATCTATGACAACTTGGACCAGTTCCAACTTGAAAAGATCTATGCGGGTTCGAACTCGACCTTCGACGAAATCATGTGGTTCTATCCTTCCCTCGAATCGCCCAATGGCGAGAACGACCGCTACGTCATCTATAACACGCGCGAGAAGCACTGGTCCATCGGCACCATGCCCCGCACAGTCTGGGAAGATAGCAATACGTTTTCGCGCCCCCTTGCCATTGACGACAAGGCTTCCAACATTTACTATCAGGAATCTGGCTACACTGCCGATAGCTCCGTCCTCGCTGCCAATCTTGAAGGCGCGTATTTCGATCAGCAGGACGGCAACAGCATTGTGTTCGTCAACAAGTTTGTGCCCGACTTCTCCAACCTGTCCGACAACACGCCCTACGTCGGCACCCTTAACATCTCGCTCCAAGCCCGCAAATATCCCGGCGGCCCGGTCATCACCAAGGGTCCCTTCCCCGTGACCGGCAACACCCAGAAAATCTCCACCCGCCTGCGGGGCCGCGAACTGGCCATCCAAATCCAGTCCTCGACTTCTTCCAACGTGCCGTGGCGGATGGGTCAGTTCCGCATGGCAATCGAACCTGACGGTCTGCGATGACCCGGCGCATCTCCTCCCGCACCTTTCCTACGCCCCCTGACGCCTGGGACCCTGCCTCCCGCGACGCATGGAATCGGCTCATTACAGTACTCGAACAGAGCGACCTCTTCGACCCCGGTCGGCGCACCCGTCCCCAGTTCATTGTGCAGGGCACCGTCAGCGCCCCCATCACCGTCGATATGCTAAATCCGTCGGTCACGGCCCTCACCAACGTCGTCGGCAAACTCCTGCTCGCCCTCCAGTCCAGCAACTTCGTCGACGTCCGCTAGGTTTATTTTCCAAACCTAACGTGGTATAATAAGCAGCAGAAGGCCCATCATGTCCGACACCCTTTTTGCCCCTTCTTTTGCGCCGTTCTCCGCAGAAACCGACGTTCCTGCTGTGGGGATTGGTGCGCCTGAAGACGGCATCGTGCGGACTATGGCTTTCGCGCCGGCCCTCAACGCCCTCCCTGCTGCGTTGCCCTCAAGCGGTAATGTGTTCCGCTCCTACACGCCGCCCCCGCCCGACTCTTTCGATCCTTTCACCGCTGCTATGACGGGTGGCATTCCTTCTTTCTTCTCCTACCGCGAAGGCGCTCTGCCCGACCTCGGCGGCCCGCCTCCCGACATTGGCAGTGCCGACACAGGCGGCGGCGAAGGTGGCGATTATGTTCCCCCTCCCTTCTCGTTTGTGCCCAATCCTCCCGGCGCGGTAACTCTCGGGCGTCCTGGAACTGAAGACATTCTTGGTCCCCGTGGCCCGTCGGTCGTAAGTCCCGGTGCGGGTCTCGCGGGTCCCGCTGGCGGCAGCCTTGTGTTCAATCCGCTATCCAATTTTGCGCCCGGCGTCATGCCTAGCACCGGCAACTTCCTACAAGACCTTAGTAACCTTTACAATACGCCCGGCTTTACCGGCGCACTCGCGAGCGTTGCGGGTGGCCCTGCCGCAATCCTTTCGCTCCTAGCCGGAACTGCCCTGTCTCAAGCGGCAGGCGACACCCCTCGCAGTACTGGCGTCCTCGGTGCCCTTTCCGACTTGGTGCGCGATTCCCGCTTGTCGCCCGAACAGCGCGAACTTGCCCGGCAAACTGCCCGTGACCTCGACGCAGAATCCCGCCGTGCCGCTGAAGCTCGTCAGGGCGTCGTCCTCGAAAACCTCCCCGCCCCCACACAGGGAGCCCTCGGCCCTGCTGGCGAAGGCGGCAACCAAGTCGCCCCCGGACCCGGCGGTCCCACTAACCAAGAAGCGCCGACTGCCGGTTCGGTGGCGGTGGACACCCCTCCGACGGGCATGCAAACAGGCTTGGGTGGGATTCCTAGTGCCGCTACTCCAAGCCAGCAGGCGGGTCTCAGTGCCGCTCTTGATGCGCTCACGGCAGCAGTTGATGCCTTTCAGCAGGCCCGAAACGCGGAGCTTGACGATCCCACTCCCGCAAATATTGAAGCTTCGCGTCAAGCCAATCAAGCAGCAATAGATGCTCAACGCAGCGTTGATGGTCTTCTAAATTCGATAGCTACGCCCACGGCGCCTGCCCCCGCTGCGCCTCCTGTATCCGAGATAATTAGCTCCATCATTGATTCGATTGTCAGCCCTGCGGCAGCCGCCACCCTAGGAGGCACACCGGGCGGGGCTTTCGGCGCCCCAGATGGCCTAGGCGAAGGTTGGGGTGACGCTGACTTCGGTGGTTTTGCCGACGCTCAAGATGCTGCCAATGCTGCTGCCCAAGCTGACGCCAATGCTGCTGCCGCCAACGCCGACGCAGATTCCCAGCCGGGCGGGGTGGATAGCGGCGATGCTCCCGGCGATGCTGGCGATGCCGGTGACGCTGGGGATGCTGGTGGTGATGCTGGCGAGGGCGGTGATGCCGGTGGCGATGCTGGCGGCGATTCCGGTGGTGATGGAGGAGGCGACGGTGGTGGAGATGGTGGCGGTGATGGCGGCGGCGGAGATGGTGGGGGTGGTGATGGCGGCGGTGGCGGCGACGGTGGAGGCGGCGGTGATGGCGGTTATCGCAGGGGCGGCGTCGTGAAGTACGCTGAAGGCGGCCTCGCTGTTCTCGGCAATGACTTTAATTTTGACGGCGGCTATGCTATAAACATGATGGGCGGTCAAATGCCCGAAGCCTTTGCTGGCGGGGGCCTTGTTCCGCTGGCAGGCGGCGGCAAGATTGCCATTGGTCCCGGCGGCGGCCTCGACGACCTGATCCCAACGTCCATCAATGGGCGGCGGGCTGCGGCTCTTTCGGATGGTGAGTTCGTCATCCCCGCCGACGTAGTCTCCATGCTTGGGGACGGTTCTTCTAACGCAGGCGCCCGGCGTCTGTACGATCTGATGAGGCAAATTCGCGACGCCAAGACCGGAACTACGCGCCAAGCTGGTCCTCTGCCCGTTGGCGAGATTCTTAAAAGGAGCCTTGGCGAATGAGCATCCTAGGCGATATCTTCGGGACTTCGCGTTCCGCTAACACTGCCACGACGACTTCGACGCCGCAAGTCCCGGCTGATGTTGCTGCCGCACGCACGGATCTTCTGTCGCGTGCCCGCGCCTTCGCCGCCGAGCCTTTCCCTCAATACAACCAGCCGCGCGTTGCAGGTTTCACCCCCGACCAGCAGGCCGGTTTCCAAACGACCCGCAATCTTGCAGCGCAGTCCGGTGCCCTCGGCGCCCTGACCCCCGAACTTACGCAGGCCGGTATTGCCGCTTCTCGGGGAATGGCCCGTGCGCTACCGGACGTTGATCTTTCCGGCTACATGTCGCCCTACACGGAGGCGGTCCTTGACCCTGCCATCCGTGCTATCGAAGAACGTGCCGCACAAGAACGTCTGCGCCTTGGCCAGCAGTCCGCCCGAGCAGGCGCATTCGGCGGTTCCCGTCAGGCCATTGCCGAGTCCGAACTTGAGCGTGGTACCCAGCGTACCATCGGCGAAGAGACTGCCCGGCAGCGCGCTGCCGCCTTCAACCAAGCAATCCAGCAGTTCCGCGAAGACCAGACGCGCATCCCCGGCCTCTTCTCCACGGCCCTCGGCCAACTTGGCACCGGCCTCTCGCAAACCGGCGGTCGCCTTACCACCGAAGCACAGCCCCTTATCAATATCGGTGCCGCGCAGCAGGGTCTCAATCAGCGCAACCTCGACGTCCTGCGCGAAGCCTTCCTTGAAGAACGTGACTTTCCTACGCGCGGTATTGACGTCCTTCGCGGGGCACTTGGCCTGACGCCTAATACCCTCGGCATCGGCACCGCCGGCACTTCCGTCGCGCCTAGTCCCAATGTCCTAGGCTCTGTCATCGGCGGCATCGCCCAAGCCCCTCAAGTCATCCAAGGCGGGGCGGCTGTTTTAGATTTCCTCAAGGGCCTTTTTGCAGAAGGCGGTCTTGTCGGCCTTGAAGGCAACATGACCCCCAAGACCCGGAAGTAAGCCATGTCCGAATCTTTCCTCGACATACTTCGCAACCGCGTTGCCTCTAACATGCAGAATGAGGCGCTGCGACGGGCCTCTGAATTTGGCGCCGGCATGCTCGCTTCCGGCAGCCCCAACTTCTTCGCCATGCTCGGTGGCGGCGCTCGCGCCCAGGCTGAAGGCGACCGTGCCCGCATGGACGAACTGCGCCGCGTCGCAGAAGCCGAACGCCAAGCCCGCGCCCAGCAGGCCGAAGAACAGTTCCGCCGCGACCAGATCGAAGTAGAGCGTGAACGCCGCGAAGCTGAACGTGATCCTACCAATCCGCGCAATCGCCTGTATGCAGCGCAAGCGCGCTTCTATGAAGCAGGCGGTTCGGGCGCAAATCGCATGCAGGTTACGCCGCAGATTCGTCTTCGAGCAGAAGGTCAGGCCCTGAGCGAAGCGCGAACGCTGTTCCCCGATCCCCCTTCCACTTCCCTTAACCGCGATGCCGAAGTTGCCCGCGTCCAGCGCGAACGTCAAGCCTACATTGCCACGCGCGTGCCTGCCCTTCTTGAAAGCCTTGGCGCTCCGGGCCAGATTTCCGCTGCACCGGCTGCCCCTGCCGCACCGGCTGTTCCCGTCATCGAAGTTAATCCGGTGGGCCGCCCCGCTCGATGATCCGAGTTCGTCTCAACGACAACATTGCAGTAGACGTTAACACCGACGACCGCGAGGCTGCGGCAGCAGCGGGTCGCCGTTGGTTCCAGCAGAATCACCCGCAAGAGTTCGAGGCGTGGCGTCAAACCCAACTTGGCTTGGGCTCCTCCATTTCACGGGGCGCCAGCGCGGGCATCGACCAATTTCAAAGCACCTTGTTCTCCGCAGCCGAAGGTCTCGGGCGGGCTGTCGGATCTGAAGGTCTGGAGCGTCTGGGCCGCGAAGGTCGCATTCGCAATCAAGCTGAAGCCGAAGCCGCCTTCCCCTCTGAACTGCGTCAGCCATTCACCGAAGTCGAGGGTGTTGGCGGCGCTGCCCGTGCAACTGCTGAAGCCGTCACCGGCTCTCTTCCCGCTACCGCTACCGGCTTGGCTGGCGCGCTGGCTGGAGCAAAGCTGGGCGCCCCTCTTGGCCCGGCAGGCGCCATCATCGGCGGTCTTGCTGGCGGCGCGGCTGCTTCTTTCCCGCTCCTGTTCGGTAGCAACATCGAGCGTCAGGTTCAAGAGCAGGGCGACATTACTAGCCCCGGCGCTGCCGCTGCTGCCGCTGCGGTACAAGCCCCACTCGAAAGCGCCGCCGACGTCCTTACTCTTGGTGCCAGTCGCTTCCTCCGCCGTCCCGCTACCGAAGCTGCCGGGGCTGGGCTTGGTCGCCGTCTTGCCACTGGCGCCGCAGTCGGTGCCGCTACCGAAGCCCCCGTTGAAGTCGCACAGACTGCCCTCGAACGAGCCCAAGCCGGTCTCCCTGCTTTTACGACTGAAGGCGGCGCTGGCCGCGAATACCTCGAAGCTGCCCTCGGCGGTGCGGCTGCTGGCGGTGTAACTGGCGGCGCGCTGCGTGGTGCCTTTGGTGAACGTCCTGCACCTGCCGAAGCTGCCGCCGTTCCGGAAGGTGCCTTCGCTCCCGCTCCCGCTCCCACTCCCGAAGCTGCCGCACCTCCGCGCATGGCCCCGCTCACGACGCCCGAGCGGCCAGAAGCTTTCACGACCCGTGAGGAAGCCGAAGCCTTCATTGCTGAGAACCCTCAGTTCACGCCCCCTGCCACACTGGCCACACCTGAAGCGACCGTTGGCTTCGTCAATGCTGCCCGTGTATCCGATTGGGAACAGTCTGTCCAGCAGACCCGTCAGCAGGCGATCACCGAGTTCTTCCCGCGCGCCCCCGAAACTAATCAGCCCATCATCTCCGACGCAATCAGCAACCTCGCTGAAGCTGCGAACCGGGGCGACCTGAACCTGAATGCGTTCTCGCCCAACGCCGTTGCCAAGGCTGCCCTCACTTCCCGTGACATTGATCCGGCCCGCGTTACCAAGGCCGAAGTCAAGGCAGCCGCCGACCAACTCGATGCCCTCGCCCAAGCCGGCGTCATCAAGAAGGAAAGCCCGACCAAGTATGCAATTAACTACGGCGCCCCTACCCCGTCGCAGCCTGCACCCACGCCGACAGCCGCGCCAGAAGCCGCCCCAGCAACTGGCACCGTTCCCCCGGCCACCGAAGGGGCGCCGATCCCGGAAGCTGCGCCAACACCGGTTGCCCCGGAAGCCGCTGCCGCTCCTGCCGTTGAGCCCGCTGCCGTAATTCCCATTCGCGCTGAAGATGCACGCGCGTTGTGGCAGGGTTACTCCATGAACGCTGGCCCCCAGGCCAACAGCCCGTTCGTGGCAGCCGTCCGTAACGTCGCTAGCATTCGTGGGCGCCCGTTCACGCAACCCGAATTCAACGACTTCGCCCAGCAGTTCGGCAACGCCCCTACGACTGAAGCCCGCGACACTGTCGCTAACAACTTCATCAATCAGCGTGCCGCCCCTGCGCCCACCGCCGCTCCCGCTCCCCAGCCAACTCAGACGAGAGAGCAGCTAGCGGACGCGGCAGCCGAAGCCGACCCGGCAAGCGGTGCTGGCGACGAAACCGATACCGTTGAAGAAGGTATCTTCTCGACGCCGCGCAACGAGTCCATCAAGAAGCAGCAGCAGACCCTCGACAAGCAGATCGTGGACGGATTCCGTGGCGGCTTCCTTGGTAAGTGGTTCGCTTCGCCCATCGCTTCGTTCGCCAAGCAGCCCATCTACCGCGATTCCGCTGACCAAATGGACCGACTGTACGTCCGTAACCATACTGCCCTCAACGAAGCCACGCAACTTTTCGAGCCTGCGCTGATGCTGCCGCCTGCCTCGCAGGCCCGTATTGCACTGGCCCTCCAAGAAGCCCGTAGCCGCAAGCAGCGTCCCAATCCGGAAGCCTTTACTCCGGAAGAAAACGCTGCTATGGATGGACTACTGCAAGCTGGCCAACGTATGCTCGATTACTACATCGACGCCTACACCAGCAAGTTCTTTAATCCGGCCAACGCTACGTCGGCGCAAGACCGCGCCCGCCTCGAAGCATTCCAGCAGGCCAAGGGCGACCGCCTCATCACCGAGATGTCTGACGCTGAAATCCGCGCCGCCTCGCCAGATGGTGCCCGCGAAGTCCGACGCCTGAACAGCCGCCGCGATCCTCTCTTCTTCCCGCAAATCTCAACGGGCACCCACTTCGCCGCAGCCTACGAGCGCCAGCCGGGCGGCAAGGAAAAGCTGGTCCGCATCTACTTCTTTGATCCGGTGCGCGGTATCCGCACGGCCCGCCAGAAGCTGGGCATCCAGCGCGATCCTGAAGCCACCGCCATTCGCTCGCTCCGTGAAGAGTTCCCCGATACCTCCCGTTTCCGCATCATGCAGCGCGGCGTCGAAGTCGAGAACGATGGACGGGCCGCTGATCTGCGTCGCGACGGTGACTTCATTGCCCAGTACCTCCAAGAACTTAGCAAGGTCAGCGGCAAGGAAGCCAAGCAGATCATCGCCCGTATGTCGAAGGAAATCGACAAGGCGCAGATGGATCGCATCTTCCGTCCCAACAACGATCTGCTCCGCGCCGTCACGCCCGAGAACGCCTCCGACTATATTCGCGACACCCTGCCCGCCTACTTCATTGCTGCCTCCAAGGTGCAGGCCCGCCGTTTCATTCAGGACGACTTCAACCGTTCTCTCGACGGCTACTCCAATGAAGAAAAGCAGTACTGGAATGATCTGCTAGATTACAGCACCACGCCGACCGAAGCTTTCGGGACGGGCCGTGCCCTCGCATTCTTCATGTTCCTCGGCTTCAACGTCAGCACCGCCGTCATCCAGATGACGCAGAACCCGACTGTCCTTGTGCCCCGCCTGCTGCGCGATGGTGGTGGCGCTGCTGCTCCCCGTTACTTCCTCTCGGCTGCCAAGGACGTTTACGGCACCCTTGATGCACTGCGCGTCTTCGGCAAGGAAATGGACCAGACCAAGCGCCTCATTCAGCGCGGCATCCTGAAGCCCGACGAAGTCACCGCCCTTCAACGCGCTCTCCGTGAAGGCCGCCTGAACCCGGTCCAAGCCGTTGAACTTCGCAGCACTGTTTCCGCCGCCGACCTTCGCAACTCCGGTATCGCTGACCGTGACGCTACCGCTTTTGCCGGGGGCTTCAACAAAGTCCTCGATCTGTCGGGCCGCATGCTGGCAACCGTCGATGAGACCAACCGGGCCACTGCCTTCCTCGCCGCCTACCGCCTTGCCAAGGCTCGCCCGGAAGTTATGGCACGCGCCGGCCGCCTCGACAACCGCACCTACAACAACGCCTATGAGTATGCCGAAGGCGTGACGGGCGACACCAACTTCCGCTCTACCAAGGAAGACCGCGCCCTCATCCAACGCTTTCATCCCATCGCCGAAATGATGACGCAGTTCATGTCGCCCGTCTTCAAACTGATGGAACTGTACGCTCGCAGCGCCAAGCAGACTGTCGAAGGTCTCCGCAAGAACGATCTTGTTATGGCCCGTGCCGCCGCTCTCCAGTTCGCTGCCATGACTGCTGCCCAAGTCGCACTGGCTGGCGTCTGGTCACTGCCCCTTGCCGAACGCCTCCGCGACCTGACCGAAGCCGTCCTCAAGTTGGTGTTCGACGACATTGTAGACTTTGAGCAGGAACTTGAAAAGTACCTCGGCAACAATTCTTTCGCTGCCGCCATGAGCTTCGGCTTTCCCCACGCTTGGGGTTCCATCAGCCTGAACAGCCGCCTCAAGATCGACCCTCTCCCGCAGGGCAGCGTCACCGAGTGGGACGTCCTCTCCGTTCTCGGTCCTGTCGGCGGTCTAGTCCAGAAGGGCATGGACGCCTATCAAGCGTGGAATCTGGGCGACTACTGGGGTCTGTCCTACGCCATGCTGCCCACCGCCTTTGCCAACGTCGCCAAGGGCGCACAACTCGCAGTTGACCAAGAACAGTTTACTAAGCGTCAGGGTCGTATCATTACGCCCGAACAGGTCCGCGCCGCCAGCGAGTCCGGTCTCCTGCCCCCGGCTGCCCAGCAAGCTATCGGCTTTGCGCCGCCTGAGTTCGCTGACATTCGCCGCACTGCCCAGCGCATTCGTGAACTACAAACCGCTACCCGTGATGCGACCGAGCGCGTCAATATTGAGTTGGCACGCATTGCACTCCGTGTTATGGAGGCTCAAGCTGCCGGTCGCACGGCCGAAGCTCAAGCCCTTACGCAGCAGTACCGCCAACGCATCAACGAAATCCGAGCGGAACAGCAGGATAAGCCGCCCGAGTTCCAAGTCCAAGTCAACGAGTCCGCTATCTTGCAGCGTGCCCGTCAAGACTTCCAGGGTCGCGGTTCGCCTGAAGTTCTCATTCCGGGCACTCGCACCCAGGCCCGCCCCGCCGCTCAAGAAATAATCGAGCGGTCGCAATGGCGCAACCAACAATAGCCTGATTTAGTTGTTGACAGTCAAGGGGCGGAATAGTATCCTACGCCCCATGACAAACTTCGCCTATTACATTGGCGTGGACCACCGTGAACCGGAGGCTCTGCGCGTCACCGAATCCTCGGCCCGTGCCTACGCCAGCAAGCCGCTGACAATCAGGCACCTCGAACATCTGGACCTGCGGCGTCGTCAGTTCTTTGACAGGCCGTGGCGCATCTGCGAAGACGGCTCCTACCTCGACGAACGAGACGGCAGACCGTTCAGCGTCCAGTTCTCCCACTCCCGCTTCCTGACACCTATCGTCGCACAGTCCGACGGCGTGACCGATTGGGCGCTGTTCACGGACTGCGACTGGCTGTGGCTCGACGATATCCACAAGCTGCTGCGCGAAGCCGACCCCACCAAGACGGTCATGGTCGTGCCGCACAACTTCAATCCGACGACCACCGTCAAGATGGATGGGCAGAAGCAGTCCCGCTACCACCGCAAGATGTGGTCGGCGCTGATGCTGTGGAACCTCAAGTCCAAGAAGCTGCCCACCTTCGAGATGGTGAACTCCGCTCCCGGCAGCTACCTGCACGGCTTCGAGTGGCTGGACGATTCCGACATCGGCTACCTCTCCGAGTCGTGGCACTGGGTCCCGAACTACAGCCCCACCACGGAAGTCGGTCTTGCTGCCGAAGAGGCGCACCGCCCGCTGCCCATCAATGGAATCCACTTCACGTATGGGCCGCCCGTGCCGGGCATGGTAGACCGTGAGACAACTCCCTTCGATGAATACTGGACGAACGAACTCCTCGGAGCTTACGCCGATGCGCGCTAAGATCATCACCACAATCGGCCCCAACTCATGGGAACGGTACGGCCTACGCTTTGCCGAATCCTTCAAGAAGTTCTGGCCCGCCGACATCGAACTTGAAATCTGGCACCACGATCTCGAAGGCAACGTGCCCAACTTTCCGGGCATCACCTTTCACGCCCTCGAAGATACGCCGTCCTTCCGGAAGCTCAAGGCCCACATCGGCGCCCAAGCCAAGGATGGCCCGTCCCTCGACTACTGCTTCAAGGCAGTCGCCCTCGCCTCCAGCGTGACGCCCGAACTGGATTGGATCGGCTTCATCGACGCCGACACCGAGACCATGCGGCCCGTTGATATCGACCTCCTTGGCGAACTCTTCGACGACAACTACCATCTGACCTACTTGTATCGGAAGTCCGTCAAGGAAAGCGAGGGCTCTTGGTTCGCCTTCAATCTGGCTACCGTCAAGGGCGCTTCCCTGCTGGCCGACTACTGGGGCCTCTACAATTCGTTGGAAGCCTTCCACTACAAGAAGGCCCACGACAACGCAGTCCTTGATCGCATCGCCCTGCTACACCTGGCGCACGGCCTGCAAATCAAGAACTTGTCGCCGGGCTGCCTCGGCCTCGATGCCTTCCACCAGTCTCCGCTTGCCGCCTACATGGTCCACTACAAAGGCCCTGACAAGCAGACCATCGCCAACCCGGCCCTCGGTGCCCCGGCCCGCTACGAGACTCTATGCGAACTGCTGACCGCCTCCATCGCCGCAACGAACGCTGCCCGCATTGTGGAGGTCGGCACTTGGAACGGCAGTCGCGCAATCCAGATGGCCGAAACCGCCTTCGCTACCGGCGTCAAGACCGTATCCTACGTCGGCTTCGACACCTTCGAGGGCGGCAACGACCGCGTCCATGAGGGCCACACCAAGCCCCATGCCGACTCTTGGATTATCCACAACCGCCTCAACAACTACAGCCGCCTGATGGCGCGGAAGGGCCTGACCTTCGCCTTCTCCCTCGTCAAGGGCAACACCCTCAAGACTCTGCCCGACTCCGCCGCTCTTGTAGCAGATGCTACATTTGCCTACATCGACGGCGGCCACTCCTACGAGACGACCAAGTCGGACTACGAATGCCTGAAGCATGTACCCTTCATCGTCTTCGATGATGTCATCGTCAACGAGGAAGAGGGTTCGCCGGAAGGTCCGCGCCGTGTCATGAAGGAAATCCCCGGCCAGAAGCGAATCATCACCAGCGGTGACGGTTACGCGGGCCTGACGCAAACCATCTCGTTCGGCCTAGTCGTGCGCGACGGCTACCCGGTGCCGGAACTCAAGACCCGCATCCAAGTAAAGCCGGTCGATTCTGTTGACAAGGGCGAGCAACTTCAGCATATTGCAGATAACGCTGCCGCCATTCCAACTTGGATTGGTGCCTACCAAGCACACGAAGGCGTCGCCCTGTTCGTCAGTGCAGGCCCGACCCTTCCCAACTTCCTCGAAGAAATCCGCGCCAAGCAGGCAGCCGGTGCCACAGTCTTTGCCGTCAAGCACTCACTGCCCGTCCTGAAGAAGGCCGGTATCACGCCTGACTGGACGGTCATTCTCGATCCGCGCCCGGTCGATGGCCTGTCTACGCACGGCGTCATCCGTACCGACCTCTTCGCGGACGTTGGCCCGGAAGACAAGTTCCTCTTCGCCACCATGACGCATCCCTCGGTGCGCCAAGTCCTCGAAGAGAAGGGCGCCCAACTCTTTGGCTGGCATGCCCACACCCAAGCGACGCAAGCCGCAAAGCTCCCGGCCTTCAACACCGGCATGGTTGTGGCGGGCGGCACCTGCTCCGCTACCCGCATTCCGATGCTGGCTTTCGTGATGGGCTTCCGCCGTTTCCACTTCTACGGCTACGACTTCTTCTACCCCGACAACACCACGCAGGACGACATCAAGCAACAACTGATGCGCGTGAATCTGGGCGCCGATCAGCGTTCCTTCCTGACGACTGGCGAACTCATCGCTGCCATGCAGGACTTGGGTCAGTGGAATCGTTGGCTTGTGGAGAACCGTACTAGCGTGACATTCCACGGCGAGGGTGCTGGCGCCCTCATTTGGAAGCAGACCGTCAACAACTACGAAGCCCCGAAGGAGTATCCGTTCTGATGACGCATGTATATGAAGGCAAGCCCGATGGCCGCCAACTCGAAACTGTCCAACCCGTCTCCCGCTTTCGGCCCCGTTATCGGGCGCTGACTGACGACGAGAAGGTGCTGCACGATAAGATCAAGGCCAAGGCCGAAGAACTTGAAACCTTGTTCAACGAAGTGAAGGACGGGCGTTATAAGTCGCTGGCGTTCACATCCCTTGAGCAGTCCGTCATGTGGATCGTCAAGGAACTGACGTCTTAGCGGAACTTCTTCGCGATATTGGCGGCGCTGGCAGGCTGCTTCGAAAACTGCTTGCCAGCCTTCGTCGCCTTCCGCTTCGCTGCACTACTCGCCGCATAAGTCGCAGCAGGCATAGCCTTGATGGCAGCCTCGGGTAGATACCGTTCGCCTGTAGCCTGCGGCCCCTGCGTACTAGGCTTGCCCGACTTGGTGCGCCACTTCTGCTTGGTCCAATCGACCAGCGACTTCTGCGGGGCCTTCACGACTTATAGCCCTTCGCATTCCGCTTGAGATATTCGGCGGCTGCTTCTAAGACTTCAATCTTGTCGCGAGCATGACCCAGAACCGTGTTGCAAGGGTTACAGAGAACGCCGCGCACTACTCCGGTATCGTGACAATGATCCACGTCCAGCTTCCTACCCAGTGCCGTCTCTTCAATACCGCAAATCATGCAGGAATAATTCTGCTCTTTACGAATTTCTTCCCACTGGCTATGCTCTAATCCGTAGCGCAACTTCAGCTTCTCGGCTTTGCGATTACGCTTGGTGTTTGGATTAGTGTGCTTATATAGCAAATGGCATGGGCGGCAACGCGAGCTATAAAACTTACGCCCCGCCCACTTGTCATAGAACTGATAGTACTCAGTCAGTTCTTTCTCTTGCTTGCAGTGGAGGCAAGACTTAGTCACGGTACTTGCCGCCCTTCGCCTTATATTCTGAGGCGAGCATCTGAGCTTTGCGGGCGCTCCACTGGCCCGGCCTGCCGCCCTTGTCCCCCGCTTTAATGCGTTCGAACAAAGACTTACGCATGCCGGGCTTCGTGTAGACGCCCGCTTCGTTCACCCGACTTTCGGGCTTCTTGGCCATTAGCCAGCCATCAGGCAGCGACCAGCCTTACGGCAAGCCGCCGGGTTCGGGCACTGCGCGCATGGCACCTTGCCGCCCTTCTGCATCTTGACTGGCTTACCAGCAGCAACCTTGCCGCCAGCCTTCTTCTTCATCGGGCCTTGCGTAACCTGCTTGCCCATGTTCGAACGCATCATATTACTTCCCCTTCGCCTTGGGCTTGCCGATCATACCACCGGCCTTCTTCTTGACCATACCGCCCTTCTTCATGCGGCTCGACATGCCCTCCAGTTCACGGGCCGTCAGCGGGGCATCAGCCTCACGACGTTCCTCCGGGGTCATCATGCTGCGAGCCTGCCGGCGCTGCTCCTGCGTCATGACTGGCACGCCCTTCTGGCCGCCGTCCATACCCCGCCGCTTACCAGACGCGCGCACCGGCCCGCCCTCCTGATACATCATTCCCTTCTTCATCATACCAGGCATGTTACTTCTTTCCCTTCTTAATAACGCCGCCCTTCTTAAAGGGCATCGGCTTGGTTTTGGACTTCGCAGCAACCTTGGGCTTGGCAACCATGCCGCCCTTCATCATCTTCTTCGGAGCAGCCTTCGGCTTCGCAGCAATCATGCCACCAGCCTTCTTCTTAACGATGCCGCCCTTCTTCATATTGTAGTCGCCGGGAGGGCCGACCTGTTCACCACGCGCACGCGCGGACGCCGCCCCGATATTACCGGAGCCGCCCATCATTTCCTCTCGGCGGCGCAGGCGTTCGCGGGCATCGTCTTCTTCCATCTGGCGCTCGGCCCGAATACGACGAAGCTCCATCTCATTCAGTTCGTCGGCCGTCATCTCCCGAATACGGGGGCGCGGAGCCGGGGCTGGCGCAGGACGAGCAGCCGGGCGCGGGGCGGGGCGAGCCGGGGCAGCAGCGGGACGAGCAGCTTCCTGACGCTGCCGCTCGGCATCAGCAGCAATGTCGCCGCCTTCCGCATCCGCCGTGCGAGCGCGCATAGACATCAGGTTCAATTCACGACGGGCATCAGCTTCCTCACCCCGGCGGGCCGCGAACTCACGACCGTAGTTCACCAGCGGTTCGGCAGCCGCAGCCGCAGTACTTCCTGCAATCGCCGCCAGATTGCCGCCGACCGGGGGACGCACGCGACCAAGCGGCATCTGACGGGGCGTAGCCACCTCGGCAAGCGCGCGACTAGCGGACGGACGGGCAGGCACCGCCTCTCGGCTAGGCACCATCTCACGGCCAGTCGCAGTGCCCCGGCGCGTCGTGCCATCCGGGCTGGTCGTGAAGTCCTGACGGCCAGACGGCAGTTCCGTAGCACCCATGCGACGCATCGTATCCGCATCCACTTGACCGCGCTGGACCCGCCGATTAAAGTCCTCGACATCCCGAAGCGCATTCAGACGCTCAACTTCTCGCTGGGCAGCGGCCCGTTCAGCAGCGGCGGCACGACGGGCAGCCTGATTAGCAGCCTCGCGCTCACGGGCACGTTCGGCCAGACCAACGCGGCGACCTTCGCGCCCGAACTTCTCCATCCTCTCTCGGAGTTGGCGGTTCCGGGGCGACTCTTCGACAGCACCGCCCTCTTGGAACTTGACTTTACGCTTCACTTCTTGGATTCCTTCTTGGACTTGCCAGCCGCGCTTAGGGCGATGGCGATTGCTTGTTTCTGGGGGCGGCCACTCTTAACTTCGCGGCTAATGTTCTCCGAGATTACCTTCTGGGAGGTGCCCTTTTTAAGCGGCATGGAGAGCCTCCTTCTCAGTCTCATCGACACGCCGCAGCCAGCCGCGCCCGAAAGTTGCAAACGTCTTCAGACTCTTGTAGAAGTCGCGCCGACCCTCGGACACCTTGGCAATCAGGTCGTCAGCGTCCATAGCATTGATGGCGGCCATGCTCTTAGGACCAAGCACCCCATCCTCGGTAGCGCCTGCGGCCCGCTGCATCAGCCTGACTGCCCGGCGAACGCCCTTGTTCACGGCCATGTCGAAGGCCAGCAGGTCCACGCCCGACTTCAGTTCGTCGCAGCGCAGCGCGTCCCAATACTGATTCTTGTAGATGGTATTGACGTCGGCATCGGAGATAGCCCGCAACTCGTCCTTGCTCATGGGCTTACCCTTGAAGGCCGAGAAGGTAGCGAGCGTGATGCCCTTCATGGTGGCGCCGCCCGGATCTTCCGGATGATCGACGTACCCACCCTCATGCTTCAGAATCAGCGCCAGCCACTTGGCGTAGTTGTCTTTCACTTGTGAGTCATCCTATTCATAGCGTCAGTCTTTTCCTTGGAGCCGGCGGAACTACCAAAGTAATAGGCAACCACGCCGCCCCATGCAGTGCCAAGCGTACCCAGCATAACCAACATAGCCTCAGAGCCGCCCGTCGTAGGCAGGCCATTTAGCAACATGAAGAACAGCACGCCAAAATAACCTAGCGTAATACTACCAGCCAATAGGCGCGGAGTCCAGTCTTTAGTCTTGATCTCCCGGTCGCGTGCGCTGTTGCGGTCCTCGTTAGAGATGCGTTCCAGATCGACGTCCAGTTCCCGCATCCGCACCGCAAAGTCCTGCTCGGCTTTCTTCAGGGCCAGCAACTGCTCGGGTGTCGCCGTGGCTGCCGCCTCAACAAGCTCGGCCTCAGTACCATCCGGCTTGCCAAGCAGCGCCTCAGAAATGGCACGGGTCGCCATCCCCGCCAGCGGTCCACCCACGGCAGTCGCAATGGACGGGGCTACCGTCCTAACGAGATTGAGCAGCGGTTCCATTGCGGGTCTCCAAGAGGGCCAAGCGCCGGTCAAGTTCGCTGGTCAGCCGCATCAGGTCGGCTCGCAGGGCTGCCATGCCATTGGTGAAATCCGCAGTCTTCTCAAGGCGGGAGCGGTCAATCGCAGCTATGCTCCGCTCCCGGTCCAGCGTCATGTTGGCGCGGCCAATAGCGTTATCCCGCTCCACCTGTTCGATCCGGTTGGACAGTTGCTCGCGGATCTGGGCCATGTCGATGGTCGTGCCCTGCGGGGGGATCGCCCGGTTGTCCTGCGTTACAACCACCGCAATGCGGGACTTCAGAATGGTGATCTCGTTGTTGGCCGACGACAGGGAGGTCATCAGGTACACAACACAGGAGAAGAGGATCGGGATGGCCGCGAATACGACCTTCTCAATTAGGGCGCCCTTTGAAGCGTTGGCCGCCATCTGCTCGGACATTTGGGCTTGCTTGGCTGAGTCCGACATGCTAACAGTTCCACTTCTTCAGATAAGCGGCCATTAATTCAGCCTGCTTGGAACTGTCCAACAGGTTTCCGGCGGCCAGATTACAACGCCCGCACAGCAGACTGCGAACTTCCCCTGTATTATGATTGTGGTCAACAGCAGGCCGATCCATTCTGCTGCCTTCCATTTGAAAAGGCTTGACACAACAGGCGCATTTGCTGCCTTGGGCCAGTATCATTTCCGCAAACTTACCCGCCGTTATACCATACTTTACGGGTAAATTATATTCCCGTATGCGAAGCGTCGAACAGGGACGGCAGGAGTAGTTCAAGCCGCTTTTCTGCTTGCGGTTCTTGTTAAACTCTTTGGGGAATTTCCATTCTTGGCACCGGCTACACCGAAATCGTCCCTGTGAATCCGACTCCTTGGCTGTGCGGCCCCAGTCCCTCTTAGTCGTCAGCATCGCCACGCTCGAAGTGACTTGTTGATCCGGCTGTTGGGGTCGTTGGCCGTCTTCGCGGAAGTTAGCTTCTTCTTCATGCCCTTCATGCGGGCACAGAACGAATCCCGGCGCGGGCCTCCCTCGGGTTGAGGTGGTTTGAGGCCCGGCTTACCGGGGTTCGCACGATTGTAGGAGGCACGGCCTTTGGCATTGAGCCCGCCTTTGGGATCTTT